TATATTTCGTACATACTTAGGTCTAAGTGTGTATAATTGTATAGCGTACACACGCACACAAACAAAGGAGAAAGATGTTGAACTGGCAAGAACCGTTTCAAATAGCGTTTGAATTGGCTTTATCCATAATTGGTTGGGGTTTAGTCTTTATTGTCGGAGCCTTTGGCGTTGTACTGGCATACTCGATTGGTAAGGCTGTAGTTTCAGTCTTTACTAAGAAGTCAAAAAACAAAAAGCGACCTGTTGATGCTGCTTACGAAAGAGCAATGAAAGATTTACAGAAAGCCAAAAACTTTCGAGTCGTCAAAGACGAGGAATAACTTATGGACGTCAAATACAGTTCTGACGTCCAAGTGGAGTTAGTAAAGCACAGCGCATCTGACCAAGATGTTGCTTTTGCTGCCAGAGTCTCTACTCAAGGAGAACGCTCTCTGGGCTACCCAGAAACAGATGAAAAGAAACTTAGTGGTCTTATTGGCTTTCTTATGCGTGATAGGCATGGTTCGCCCTTTGAGCATTCTGTCTTTACCTTCTATGTAAAGGCTCCTATTTTTGTTTGGCGTGAGCATATGCGACATCGCATAGCCTCCTATAACGAAGAGTCTGGTCGTTATCGTGTCTTGAATCCAGAATTTTACATTCCTAATAATCAAAGAAAACTTCTTCAAATTGGTAAGCCTGGAGCCTATGTTTTTGAAGAAGGAAGCACAGAGCAAATGGCCATAACTATGGTCAACTACCGACATTCTTGCGAAGAGGCGTATAGGCGCTATGACGAGATGATTCGTCATGGAATTGCTAGGGAGGTTGCTCGCGGAGTTCTTCCACTAACAATTTACTCTTCTGCATACGTCACAATCAATGCTCGCTCCCTTATGAACTTCCTAAGCATTCGTCGCAATGTCGAGGGTCAGCGTTTTCCATCTTTTCCCCAAAGGGAGATTGAAATGGTTGCTGAAAAGTATGAAAAAGTTTTTGAAAAACTAATGCCCTTGACTCACGCTGCTTTTGTAAAAAATGGAAGAGTCTCTCCATGAGTGAAGGTCTTGCTTATTGCTACGCCCGTGTATCTACACAAATGCAAGTAGAAGATGGAATAAGTCTTGATGCCCAAGAAAAACAACTTCGCTATGCTGCTGAATCTCAAGACTATGAAGTAGAGATGCTTCGTGAAGAAGGTCGCTCTGGTAAATCAATTAAAGGTCGCCCTGTTCTTAAAAAAGCATTAGAAAATTTAGACAATGGAAAGGCTCAAGCGCTTTTTGTCACCCGTCTAGATAGACTTGCTCGCTCAACTAGAGATTTTTTAGATATTGTTGACCGCTCTCACAAAAACGGATGGCGCTTAGCGTTACTTGATTTAGGTCTTGACACTGCGACGTATCAAGGACGCTTTGTAGTAACGATTATGTCAGCCATGGCTGAAATGGAGCGTGGAATGATTTCTCTTCGTTCTAGAGACGTTCATCAAGATAGAAGAAATAATGGCAAAGTTTGGGGCGTTGATTTAGGGCCTTTACCACTAATTAGTGAAACAGTTGTAGAAAGAATAGAACGTGAAAGAAACTTAGGTTTATCCTATAAAATGATTGCAGATAACCTTAATTCTGACGCAATACCGACAGTATTGGGTGGAGAGAAGTGGTACGCTTCCACTGTAAGAAAAGCATTCCTGCGTAAAGCATTATAAATATATTTTTTTAATCTTATAAAATACTAACTGGAAGAACAGACATTTGTCTGTTTAATGCTCTATGGTGGGAGTTGCCCCTTGCTCCGGCGTGCAAAAAATTATTCAGGCACTACTAGAAAAAGAGTAGTTGTCTATTTTCTTTCTATTCCATTGGTTTCATTTCTTTATGGGATACTTATGCCATCATCCGCTGTGGCTGATGAAGCCCAACCCGCGACGGGAGGTGGTACTGGAACAAATAACTCTTCAGAGTCCAGTGCGTCGTCGGGAGGTGGTCCACAGGCTTCTTCAGGAGATTCAGCGCCAGAATCAACATCCGAAGCAGCAACTGCTGTAGCAACAGCAGAATCTACTGTAACAAATCTTGAAACTAAAGTAGAGCAAATAACGGAGGTAGCATCATCAGTTTCTTCGCCGACAACACAAACAACTCAGGCAGTTCAAACAGCAACTACAGCAGTACAAGAAGCAAGTAGTGCTACGCAACAAGCATCAACAGCAGTTGAAACAGCCCAAACGGCGGCTACAAGTGCGCAAACTGCCAATCAAACTTTGGCCCAAGCAACCACCTCAGTTGCGACCCAAACAACAGTAGTAGCAGAAGCACAGACAGCAGCCAATACAGCAGCAAACGCAGTAGCAACACAAACAACTGTAGTATCAGAAGCGCAAGTAGCGGCTAACGCGGCTAATGCTGCGGCAGCAAATGCAGATTCAAGTGTTACAGTTACAGAAACTTTTACAAATAACACAGCAACTGTCGTTCAGGTAACTACAGGTAGTACAACAGTAACTTCTTCCACAGGCTCCACAGGTGTTTCGATTGGTGGAAACTGGGATACTCAACAAACATCTGGTCCTGGTCTTGTAATTATCAACCCAGCAAATAATGTAGTTATAAATGTAAATCCATCTAACACTGGAACTGTCACTTCTGTGACCATGGGTGTTTACGCTAAAAATGGCGATACAAACATTACAACAGCAAATCAAGATGGAACTGCCACTGTCACAGTAATGGAAAATAACGTAAATTCTACAAGTGCTACTACTACTGGACATACAACTACCGAGACTGTAACTGGAACAAACATAACTACAGTTACTATCACAAAAGACTCTGATTATTATGTTGTTGATAATATTGCTGTAACTAAAACAACTTCAGACCCAGCACTAACTGCGGCTGCTCAAGCAGCATCTAATACTCTTGCTACAGAACAAACAACTCTTACTACTCTTCAAACCACCAACACTGCTGCTCAAACAACTCTTTCTACAGAGCAAAGCACTCTAACTACGCTTCAAACTACTCAAGCCACTGCTCAATCTTCTGCTAACTCAGCAAATTCAGCGGCAACTTCTACAGAAACAACTGCTATTACAACTACAGTTACAGCCCAGACAGAAGTAAAAGAGGCTGTAGTTGAGGTTGCTAAGGCTCAAATAGTTGTTTCAGCAGCAGCCACAGAATCAGTGGCTTCAACTCTTCAAACTGTGGTTGCTACAGCAGAGACAATAGCGCCAACAACTCAAACAACTCAGGCTATTCAAACCGCTCAAACTGCTGTTTCTGAGGCTCAAACTGCTGTAAATACCGCTAGTACGGCTATGACTACAGCCGAGACTCTAACCGCGGCTGCTCCTACAGTAGCGGCAGCAACAGCAGTAGTAGAAGATAAAACAGCAGTTCTACAGACCGCTCAGGCGGCAGTAGATGCTCAAGAGGTAGTAGTTGCTCAAGCAACTACAGCAGAGGCAGCGGCTCAAACGGTAGTAGATGCTGCTACTCAACCTGGACTCAAAGTAGAGGTTTATAACAATTTAGGTCAAAATTCAAACCCAGCAATGCCTACTGAAGAACAAAAAGTACTAACAACTACAGATACAAATGGCATTAATGAACAGTGGGGCGGAGGACCTGTAGCAGGTTCTAATTTATCTGAAGATGTAGTTGTTAAGTACACAGGAACTTGGACACCTCAATACACTGGAACTCAATACCTTCATGCTCCAGCAGATGATGGTGTAAAACTTTATCTTGATGGTGAACTTGTTATTAATGATTGGTATGACAAAAGTGGAGGCGGTTCTACAGCAGACGTAGCAACTACTGCTGGAACGGGCAAAGTTTTTGAAATGTGGTACTACGAAAATGGCGGTGGAGCACACGTTGCTTTGATGCGTTATACAGGTAATGGTTGGGAGATTATTCCTGGCTCAGAGTTTACTCAGACAACAGCAACAACTCAGCAACTTCAAACATTAGCGACAGCAGAAGCAACCCTTGAGCAAGAACAAGATGAACTTGAAGTTTTAGAGGCAGAGGAAGATGAGGCTGCTAGCAATTTGACTGACGCTCAAGCAGACTTGACAGAGGCTCAGACAGCAAAAGCATCAATGGACACAGCAGTTCAACTTGCTCAAACTGCGATTGATAAAACTGTAACTGCAATTACGGCTGTAGCCACTGCTCAAACTGTTGTTCAAGCAGAAGTTGTAAATCAAACTCCTCCACCCCCTACTCCAGAGCCTCCTACTCCGCCTACTCCAGAGCCAGAGCCACAACCTGAGCCTCCTACTCCGCCTACTCCAGAGCCAGAGCCACAACCTGAGCCAGAGCCTGAACCAGAGCCTGAACCTGAACCAGAACCAGAGCCTGAACCAGAGCCTGAACCAGAGCCTGAACCAGAGCCTGAACCAGAGCCTGAACCAGAGCCAGAGCCAGAGCCTGAACCAGAGCCTGAACCAGAGCCTGAACCAGAGCCTGAACCAGAGCCTGAACCTGAACCAGAGCCAACAGAAGAAGAAGTTGTTGATAGTGCAGTAGACGACGCTCTTTCTGATGGTGACATTGATGCTTCTGATTCTGAAGAAATTCTTGATGCTTTAGGAGCAGATGGCGAAGTTACTGCTGAAGAAGTAAATAACCTTGCTGATGCTTTGGCAGAGGATGGAAAACTTACTGCTGCTGAAAAAGATTTAATTGCTGATGCCCTAATCGAGTCCGCAGACGGTGAGGCTGTTACGGCTAAGGCTATTGAAGAAGCAGGTCTTACTTATGAAGATTTGCCAGCAGAGGCTCCAGTAGAAGTTCGTACAGATGAGAATGGAAATGAAGTTGTTATCACTGCTGAGGTTGCTGCTGCTCTTCAACTACTTGACAATCCAGTAGAATTGCTATCTGAAGTTTTTTCTGACCCTGGTCAAGTTTTAACTGCTCTTTCAAACTTAGGCGCTGACATGAGTGAAGAAGAACGTGAAGAAGCAGAAAAAATGGTTTTGGCAACCGTTGTTGTTGGTCAAGCAGTTCAATCTGCTTTGACAGTTGCAGCGGCAGCAACTGGTGGTGGAGCACCTACTGGTGGTGGAAGTAGTCCTTCCTCTCCTAGAGGTGGTGGAGATGTTGGAGTTTCAGGTCGTGAAAACGGAACTCGTCGTAAAGTAAAAACAACTAAAAAAGTAAAAACCAAAACTAGGACAAGGAGAGTGAAGTAATGAGAGACTTCCTAAGAGACGTCTTAGACCAAGTCTGGACACTGCTAGGTATGTTTATCGCTTGGCTTGTTCTTGACGGGTCTGCTAAGACAGTCGTAGGCTGGGCAATCATCTTCTCAATGCTCGTATGGTGGGCTACATACCCAATCAGGCGTGACCGAGACGACGAGTAAAATAGCCTTGTAATACTTAAGTTATCCTATAGTTATTGTATTTAATACATAGGATAACGGAGATGTAATGAGCGACTTAGTTGCACAATACAAAGTAAAGATAGAACCACTTTTTCCACTGGCTAAAAAAGCCTACGGGTCAAGGTTTCAAAATACCCCTGCCCATAAAGCCAGCATGGAATATACAAAACTTTTAGTGGAGTTCTATGAGCAAGGTGGAAGTCTTCCAGAACTTGCCAAGGCTTTGGGTGTGGCATATCCAGGACTTCGTCGTCGAGTAATAATGAAAGATGTTGCTATTTCAAAAGTAAAACCAAAACGAAAAGCAAATAAATCAGAACTTCCTGCTGCCATTGAGCGAGTAAGAGTCACTCGTCAATCAAAAGACGTAAATGCTTATCACGATCAATTAGCAGAAGAATATAAAAATGGATTTTCTTTACAAGACATAGCCAAAGGTTTAGGTCTAGGCTCAGCCGCACCTCTTTACTACGGAGCACAACGCAGTCTACAAAAAGGCGAATAACTGATGGGCAAAAGCCTAATGGAGATTATTGCCCAATTACCTCCAGAAGAAAAAGAACTTGCGCTTGCTGGTATGAATCCAGAAACCCTCAACTGGGACTGGCGTGCTTGGGGAAGACCAGAACAAATTGCTCCAGATGGTGACTGGAATGTTTGGGTTTATTTAGCAGGTCGTGGTGCTGGTAAAACTCGTGCTGCTTCTGAATGGGTTCGTGAAGAAGCAAGATACACAAATACTGGACAAAGAAGATTTGCTTTAGTTGCTCGTACCGCAGCAGACGTGCGTGACGTTATTGTTGAAGGCGAATCAGGAATTATGAATGTTAGTGCTCCTAGCGAGCGTCCGTTGTATGAACCATCAAAGCGCCGATTGACTTGGCCTAATGGAAACACTGCAACTTGTTTTACCGCAGATGAACCAGACTCTCTTCGTGGTCCACAATTTACACACTCATGGGGTGATGAGGTAGCCGCATGGAGACAGACTCCAGATTCTGCTGGTATGACCGCATTTGATAACTTGCGTGTTGGTACTCGTCTTGGTAACAATCCTAAAATAATGATTACTACAACCCCAAAAAGAGTTCCACTTCTTTACCAACTTATGGAAGAGTCAAAGAAAAGCGGAAAAGTTGTTATTACTCGCGGCTCAACTATGGATAACAGAGGCAACTTGAGTGATACATATTTAGACACAATTCTTGGTGTTTATGAAGGTACTCATCTTGCTAGACAAGAACTTTATGGAGAAATGCTTGATTCCATAGAAGGAGCCTTGTGGACGTTAGAACTTATTGAGGCTGGTAGAGAAAAAGTATTTCCAGCACAGGCTCCGCTTAGAGTTATTGGTGTTGACCCCTCTGTGGCAGAAAATCCAAGAGATGAGTGCGGAATTATTGTTTGCGCATCTACTGGAGACAGAGATTTGTACAAGCGTCACGCTTGGGTTTTAGAAGACGCAACAGTTCATGGTTCTCCAGAACTTTGGGCAAATAAGGTTGTAGCAATGGCTCGCAAGTGGGGTGCTCCAGTTGTTGCTGAAGTAAACCAAGGTGGAGCACTTGTTACAAATGCCATCAATGCAATTGACCCAAACGTAAAAGTTTTTGAAGTTCACTCAAAGCACGGCAAACAACTTAGAGCAGAGCCCGTCGTTCTTGCTTATGAACAACATAGAATTCACCACGTTGGTTATTTAGCAGAACTAGAAGACCAAATGTCTGCTTGGATTCCAGGAGAAGGAAAATCTCCAGACAGAGTTGACGCACTTGTTCACGCTATGACAGCACTTCTAATTAAGCCACCGCAAGGATTTATTGGCGGAAAACTTACTGCTAAATCTCCAGCAGCACGAAGAATACCTAATTTTAGAACTGGCGGCGGTAAAGTTTTTCGTCCTCGCTAAAGTCTAGCAATTCTTGAGGCAGCACCCCAATCAACTTCTCCAGTAGGAACAATTCTTGGAACTTGAGAGCGACCACTAACAATTGCTCTTGAGCCAGAACCGACAATTGGAAGATTTCTGTCACGAAGTTTTCTATCAAAAGCAACTTGAGTCATAGGACGCTCACCGCGTTCTTCACTCCAAATTCTGTATGTTGCATATAAATCTTTTACCGCAATTGAGTGGTCTGCATTTTCATTAGTTTCTTCAGATAAGAACAAACCAATTCTGTCTTCATTTTTGCGATATATCTCAGCGGCTTCACTTACAACACGACACCAACCAAGACCATCACGAGCGCTAGAGCCAAGCATTTTTATAGCACCTTCAACAGCCCAAGCAAGAACCGCAGTCAAAGCACCGTCTGGGTCAAAAATATATTCTTTCAAATCAGGGTCTGGATTTTCAGGAACATGAACAAATGGAATTGGACGAATACGACGCCACATTGCATCATCAGTAATGATTGGTCTGTGATTTGTAGAAACCCAAAGTTTTGCTCGTGACTCAAATGTAAATGGTCTTTCGCCAGGAGAACGAGCAGAAATTTCAGAAGAACCAGTTAATTTCTTTACAGAGTTTTCTTTCATTCTTTCAGAGTCAGGCAACTCATCTACCCAAACAACACGACGGCCACGCAACTCAGCCCAGTGGTACAAGTCTTGACTATTAGCACGACCATCGTTTTGAGCAAGAATGCTTGAGTCTAAAGGCCACGCATATTGCTTAGTTCCTAAACACTTTACTAATGCTTCAACAAAAGTATTTTTACCAGAGCCAGGAGGGCCATACACTAAAAACATAATGTCGTATTTACGAGAACCTGTTAAGGAGTATCCAGCCGCACGTTGAAGCCAGTCTTGATACTCTTTATCTCCACCAGTTGCAAAGTCCAAAAATTGTTCCCAACGAACATCTTTTTGTCCACGAATATATCCAACTGGAGCACGACGAGTAATAAACAAGTCTGGTCTGTTTTGCCAGAGTTCTCCAGTTCTTAGATTGATAACTCCATTCATAACACCAAGAAGATTCTCGTCTCTATCCCAATGCTCTACTGGAACTAAAATTCTAGGGTCAGAATTTGCAGTATCAATTGTTGAGCGAATTCTTGCCAGAGATTTAGATTGAGCAGCCCACTTTACAATTTCTCCTTGCTTAGTTGCATCATCTTGATAATATGCAGTTTCCGAAGCAATCATTGCTGGAATTCTTTTAGCCAACTCACGAATTTCTAACTCTTCTGGGTCTGGTGTCCAGTATCCATTATTCCAATGAAACCAGCCAAGACCTTCTGTATAACGAACTACATCTTTGTATGTATCAACTAAACGACGACCATTACCAATATCAGTAAGGCTTCTTTGAAATTCAGAACCACCATCTTCAATAGATACAGCATCTACATCTTTGGGTATGTTGAGATTGTCAGAAGAGAATGCCTGAGACATTGTTTGTCCTTGATGAATAGCATCCATAATTGCTTGACCACGAAGGCTTGTTGGCGCCGTCTGAGGAGCAACTACTCCCAATATCGGAGAAGGTTCTGATTCGTTCTGGTGTTCTGGTCTTTGCTGTAAAGAAGAACGTGATTCATTTTGACTATTTTGAGCCCACTCAGACAAACCTGGATACAAACGATTTATCTTTGGGTTTTTACGAACAAAATCAATTGCACGACGAGTGTGCATCATTACGCCATTTGTTCCTTCAATTGGCATAGGTGGTCTAACTTTTTCAGCATTAAAACGAATCATCAAAGACTCAACAGCAAGTCTTCCTGCTTCTGTTTCAACTGGAAATTTATTTGCTAAAGCGCAAGCAAGTTCATAAAGACCTACTGCACGATTTCCTTCATCAATTCCATCTTCAAGAATTTTTTCAATATCAACTTTTCTACCAGAAAATTCTAAGTCATCGAATATAGACTCCCAGTCGCCAGTTCCAATTGATGTAGAACCTTTTGAAGAACCACGTTTCCTTAGAAACTTTAGAAGTTCTTCTGGTGCTTTAGCCATTTCAATTTGGTCTGGGCGTTTTCCATCTACCCATTCGTAACACTGACCAGAAAAGTGACGTGATGGAGCAATAAGTACATATCCGTTGTGCTTAATATCAATTCCTTTTAAGCCAGCCTTAGAAAGATTTCCAATCAAATCTTCCGATTCATCACACTTATAAAATATATGACGACCACGCAATACTTTTCCGTTACCAATCGTGTATTCACCTGTTGTGGCTTCAATAGTTGGAGGAAGTGCGCCCTCAACTAAAGATTCAAACTTTTCAAAAGACTCACTTCCACCCCCACGAGGGTCAATATCGATTACAAAAAATCCACTGGGACGACAATAAACACCAACATTGTAATCAGGGTTTTGTTCCCAGTATCTAGATAAAGCATCTACATCAGAAGTTGCGGCTGAGTTCCAACCATTTATTGCTGGGTGCTTTCCTTTATCTTTTGGTTCACCATGAGATGAATTACAAGTACATCTTCCGTCTAAAGTTATTCCGTGACATGGAAGAATCTTCCAGCCTAAAGACGCATACCAAGCGGCAGAAGGGCTTAGTTTTCCAGTGGCGTAGTCATGTGCGCTCATTCGTCACCGCCAGCAGAAACAGAAATATTTTTTTGCAGATAAAGCGAATCAAACCATTTATCAGCATCGTCATTCAAAATATAAATGCGCTCTCTGCCAGTTTCTGTGGTGGTTTTTATTGCTGGTAGTTCACCTATCCAAATTGCTCTAGAAATAACTCTTGGTGGAAGCCCATATTTAATAGCAGTTGCTCTTATGCTAAGCCGTTTTTGCTGAGTATCCTGCATTAAGTTTCCTCCCCATAAAAATTACCAAAAGCAATTTTGGCGAATTTGAATCATTTCGTCAATAAAGCAACTATACATCTTTCAGGCGTAAATTCTTGCTGAACCCACCAAACACAGCAAAAATAGAAAAATAACATACATTTATTTATGGAAGAATAGTCAGTTACTCCCTACTAGAGAAATAGTTGACTAATGGTAGAAAATATGCTCGTATCCGAAGTGCTCTTCATTATTGGAGCCATCATTGCGATAGGAAGTTTTTTCTACACCATTTTCAAGATTGCTAAACGTATTGACGCTGCCATCGGGGTGGACGGCAAAGGCAGAACTCTATCAGACAGAATGGACAAAGTCGAGTATCAACTTTGGCCAAACAATGGCTCATCGCTAGCAGACAAAGTCGACAGAGTAGAGAAAAGTACGGAGTCTAATGCCACTGAACTACGCATAATCAAAGAACTAGTAATGATTATAGTTCAGTCCCATCAAGACACCGCTGAAAAAAAGACTCGTTCAAAGAAGTCTCTTAAGAGCGTTTAGTAATACGGCGACACGCCAAAGCACTTAATCTTCCCAAAGTCTCTACCTTATGGTTAGACTAACAGTCACTAAACCAAACCTACTTACAGGTTTGCTTATTGGCTGGAGGACAGATGGGATTAGCAGATAAACTTAATCAAATAAATCCAACATTTCCAGGGCTCCCTTGCGGTATGGCAAAAGTTTTAGAAACCCTAACAGATGAAAAAGATAAAAACGCACTTGAAAATATTATGAATATGCGTTCTTACCCAATAGGAATATCTAATAGACAAATTCACGAAATATTGATGAGTGAAGGTTATGATGTAGCATTTGCTTCTGTAAGGCTTCACAGAAGTAAGCAGTGTCGTTGCTATGTTGGCAAAGACAGCGTAAAGAGACGTCAGGTACGAGAAATGATTAGCCAACAAAAACCGCAAGTAGAGGCAAAGAAAAAAGTTGCTTCTAAAAGAAGTTCTAAAAGGACTAAGGCAGGTAAGTAACAGTGTCACTATCAGAGCGCTTTGAGCAAATGGCAAGTCCAGGAGTAAGTGGTTCTGATGTCAGACCTAACGAATATCCTGACCCATCTTGGAAGCCTCGCGTTGAGCGAGATGAAAAAAGTGCTTATATTGTTGCCAAGCCTCAAAAAGTTGGAGAGTTATCTGACTTCGATGAAATTATTAAAGAGGCTGGTTTAGATCCATCACTGTGGGTAGTCACTAACTATAAACATAGTAAGTGGCAGATATGGGGTGGTGACTGGCTAGAGTCTGTAAAACTTAGTGTTTCTCCTTTAGATGTAATAAGTAAAGAAGACCAACTTGACGTTGAACAACTAATAGACAAAATTAAAAAGTGGCGTCCTGTAAATAAAAAACCAAGCACTGGCGAACTTTCTTATGTTTTTGCCTTAAGCGACCAGCAAATTGGTAAAAAAGCAGAATTTGGTGGGACTCCAGAGTTTTTACAAAGAGCCTTGGACCTTACGGAAGATGGTGTAGCAAGACTCAAAGAACTTAAAAAAATCAATAGAAGTGTTGGAACTATTGTTATGCCTCTTTTGGGAGACCACGTTGAAGGAAACGTATCTCAGGCAGGAAAACTACAGAGTTATTCTGCTTCTGATTTAGGCATTACTGAGCAAAATAGAGTCGCAAGGCGCCTATTAGAGAAGCAAATCAAAGCATTTGCTGGGCTATCAGAAAAAATTATTGTACCTGTAGTAAATGGAAATCACGACGAAGTTACACGCCAGGTAAACGTAAAACCAGGAGATGGCTGGAACGTTGAAATTGCCAGCCAAGTTCAAGACATATGTAAAGAAAACGAGTTTCTAAAAGACCACGTTGAATTTAGATACCCGCATGACCGTCATCAAACTTTGGCACTAGAGATAAATGGATTTTGGCTTGGGCTTTTCCACGGACATCAATACAGTGGACCTAACGCTAAAAAGTATTTAGAAGGTCAGGCAGTGGGCCAAACTCCGCTTGGTAGTTGTGATTTATGGCTTTCAGGGCATTATCATCATTTTCAAGTTTTAGACATTGGACCAAGAACATGGATTCAATGTCCGACAATGGATGGCGGTTCGGCTTGGTTTCGAGACAGAAAGGGACTGGAATCTCCTCCAGGAGTTCTCACTTTAGTTATTGGAAAAGACTATGACCCACGCAGAGATATGGCCATTCTTAGGGCTAAAATCTAAAAATCTTCAATTAGGGCTTTCAAATAGCGTTTATAATTTGACTATAGCCTTGGTCTACCTATGGTATTTATGCGCTCAAAAGATAAGTCGGGGCACGCAAAAAGCCGTAAAATATACAAAGACTGGGACATTTGTCGCCGTTTTGTCCGTACTTGAGAAAAGGTAACTTGGAGCGCTATGAGTTATTCAAATGATGTAACGACAAGGACGGTATTTGGTAAATATACCAAAGTAAACGGGACCGCAGCCTCTGGAACCGTTACATTTTCTGCGTCTAGCAAAATTGAAGATGACAGTGACGCAATCATTCTTTCTGGCCCCATCAAAATAACTCTTGACACTGATGGCGAATTTTCTATAGATCTACCAACTACAGACAATAGATTGTTGTCTCCTATTGGTTGGTACTACACAGCAAGAATCCGTATTTATGGCGGAAAAGCATATGACTTTAAGTTTTATCTCCCTGAAGGAGACGGCAGTGATGTTGACATCACTCAAATTGACACAGTAAGTCAAAGCGTATCTTCTGTTGCTTCTGTAAGTGTTCCTCGCGGTCCAGTAGGTCCACAAGGTGCAACTGGTCCAACTGGTATAACAGGTGCGACAGGTCCAATTGGACCAACAGGTCCTTCTGGTGGACCCACTGGCCCAACAGGTGCTACAGGAGCAACTGGTGCGACTGGTGCTGCATCGACAGTCACAGGCCCAACAGGTGCACAAGGTGCTGTTGGTCCACAAGGTGAACAAGGTATTCAAGGAAATCAAGGTGCAACAGGAGCACAAGGTGCTACTGGTCCACAAGGTGCAACAGGTCCTACAGGTCTTACAGGTTTAACAGGTGATACTGGTCCAATTGGACCTACAGGATTAACTGGAGATACTGGTCCGCAAGGTGATACTGGCCCAACAGGCGCGACAGGTACTGCTGGAACATCAGTAACAATTATTGGTTCATTAGCAAATATAAGTTTACTTCCAGAAACTGGAAATCCTGGTGATGGATATTTAATTGATGGTGATTTATATGTTTGGGACAATGTAAATACTGAATGGGACAATGTTGGAAATATTCAAGGTCCTACAGGTTTAACTGGAGATACAGGACCGACAGGCGCAACTGGTGACACAGGTCCTACAGGTGCGACTGGAGATACTGGCCCAACAGGTGCTACTGGTCCAACTGGTGAAACAGGATTAACTGGCGACACAGGTCCTACAGGTGCTACTGGTGACACAGGTCCAACAGGTGCGCAAGGACCAACTGGTGCGCAAGGTATTCAAGGAAATCAAGGCGACACAGGACCGACTGGTGCAACTGGTGCAACTGGATTAACTGGTGACACTGGACCTACAGGCGCAACTGGTGCAACGGGTGCTGACTCGACTGTTACAGGTCCAACTGGCGACACAGGACCAACTGGTGCACAAGGCGACGCAGGACCAACTGGTCCTGCTGGAGAAGCGGGAGCGACAGGTCCTACAGGTGCAGACGGCTCACCTGGTGGTATCACATTTTGGTATTACCTTGACACTAATAGTGTAGTTATTGGTGATCCAGGTGATAATTATATTAGGTTTAATAATGCAACAATTTCAAGTGCAACGCATTTAGTAATTGACGACAATCCACTTGATGGAGACTTTAACTTATCACCATTCTTAAGCACACTCGATGATTCTACATCACCTATAAAAGGTCACGTCAAAATCTATAAAAAGAGTGATGCGTCAATATTTGCTTTGTTTACAATCTCTGCGGTTGAGCATGTTTCCCCAGCAGAGGCCTCTTATCATGACGTAACTGTTGAGTATGTTTCTGGTAATGGTTCACTATCTCATAATGATCAAGTATTTCTTACATTTGCCCGTACTGGTGATGTTGGCGCTCAAGGTGCTACTGGCCCAACGGGAGCAACGGGCGCAACAGGTGCAACTGGTGCACAAGGTGAAACTGGATTAACTGGAGATACAGGTCCGACAGGTGCGCAAGGTGCTACTGGTGCGCAAGGTGAAATTGGACTAACAGGTGATACTGGACCTACGGGAGATACAGGTCCGCAGGGTGACACAGGTCCGATAGGCGACACTGGTCCTACTGGTGATACAGGACCTACTGGTGATACAGGACCTACTGGTGACACTGGTCCGCAAGGTGACACTGGACCAACTGGACCAACTGGTGCTACAGGTGCGCAAGGTACTGGTGTAACAATTCTTGGTTCTTATCCAAGTTATGAAGCCCTCGTTGCTGCACACCCAACTGGAACTGCTGGTGATGGTTACTTAGTTGCTGGTGATCTGTATGTTTGGTCTGACACATTAGAAGACTGGGAAAACGTTGGAAATATTCAAGGACCTACAGGTGCTACAGGTGCAACAGGTGCAACAGGTGCAACTGGAGCAACAGGTGCAACTGGTGACACAGGTCCAACAGGTGCGCAAGGTCAAGTTGGCGATACTGGTCCTACTGGTTTAACTGGTGATACTGGACCTACGGGAGATACAGGTCCTACAGGACCGCAAGGTGATACAGGACCAACTGGCGATACAGGACCAACTGGCGATGTAGGTGCAACTGGTCCGACTGGTGCGACAGGTCCTACTGGTTCCACAGGTGAGACTGGTCTTACTGG